CATCACGCATTCGCATCGGTCAAGGTAAATCCCGTGATCGTCACGACTTGGGCGAGCGTCACGACGTTGTTGTCCAGCGTCATGTCCCCACCGCCACCCGTAATCGTGACGCTCCCCTGCATCCCGCACGTCGTCCCGGCAGAATCGTAGATCCGGAAGTGGGCCACGGTCCCAGCTGCGTCAGCGCTGGCGTCCTGCCACGTACCCGATTTGGCCTTCGTGCCACCGGAGGCCGCCGCCAGCCAATCAGCGGGCAACGTCATGGTGGCGACGACTGTTCCGCTATCTGCCGTGGCGCATGTCGCCGGTTGCGCACCTGTGCGAAGGCGGAGCATCGCAGACGTCCCGATCGTCGTTTCAATTGCATCCAGCCGCGCGTTTCTCGCCGCGACCGAGAGCTGTATCGCCATTTACGCCTCCACTAACTCTGTCAGTTCTGTCTCGGTGCTGGACGAGGTCAGTACCGTACTTGTGCGTGTGCCACTTGTGAACTGTGCGAGATACCGCTGCCCAGGTCGCATCACCGGTTGCCATGCCACTTCAGGGACGACCGCCAACGCGCCGAGCGTAGCCGTGAGCGAGCCTGTGATCGCCACGGCGCCCGTTGCGCCCGCGGTCAGCGGGCCAAGCACCGAGGACGTGCCGCCGGCCGCCCAATGCGCGCGGACCTGCGCATCTGTCAGCGCCACGGGATACGCGGCGACTTCGTCGATGACACCCCGGAACCCCGTGTATTGCACTTGCTCGCGACTGCCGAGCACGAACCGATTGCCAACAGCGATCGTGCCGGTCGCAGGCGCGAGTCCCTGCACGCCGTTGATGTAGATCCCGAACCATGTGCCGTCGTAGGTCACGACCACGTGATAGAGCTGCCCCGCGACCGGCACGATCGGGACATCAAACGTATTGGTCGTCCCGCCACCGCCGGTCTTGATCTTGGCGCCGATATCCGTGGCGGTGAGATAGAGCATCGTGTCGTTATCGGTGCTCCACACCACAATCGGTCCCGCGGATACGTCCACGATATCCGGCGTGAACCAGAGCTCAAGCGACAACGCCGACGACACCGGATTGATGGTGGCATTCGTCGCGAGTCGATCCTGACCGTCGACATGCGCCGCCGCGCGTTCGTGGATCAGCCCGGGCCGGAGGAACTGCACGCCCGCCGGGAACGTTTGCACGTTCATCCGATAGGCCACATCATTCGTGATGCTATCGACCGCAAGAAAGCCGTCCGAATCGTCCAACGTCCAATAGTGCGAGGCCCCGTCCGCCATGACGAGGGCGGCGTATGTCCCGAGAACGCCGGCAATCGTGACGGTGCCCGGGGCTGCGGAGGTGAGTGCCCCCAAGGTGACCGCGGCGGTGCCCTGAATCTCGGTCGTGGCCGTCGCCGCCAGCGTGAGCGCCGCCAGCGTCGGGACGGCTTGCCCGGAGATCTCCACGGTTCCGCTACTCACCGCCGTCAGGATCCCGAGCGTTTGAGTGAGATCGCCAATGATCGGCGGATTCCCGACGATGCCATCACTGACCAACGACACCGCATCAAGCGCCTGCGCCAAGGCGCCGGCAATGTCGACCGTGCCCGTGGCGACACTCGTCAGCGGATCGAGGGTGACGGCCACAACGCCGGCGATATCGACGGTGCCAACGGCTGAGAGCATCAGCACGTCCAATGTGGGCGACGCCGTGCCTTGGACATCAACTCCGCCAGCCGCGGCCAGCGTGAGCACGCCCAGGCTTTGCGTGACATCCCCGGCCACATCCACGGTGCCAGCAGAAGCCAGCGTCAGGGCATCCAGTGTTTGTGTGAGGTCGCCACTGATGGGGATATTCCCGACCGACCCTTGTGAATCGAGGACGAGTGCCCCAAGCGCCTGTGTGACGTCACCCGCAATGTCCACCGTGCCAGTGCTGCTCGCCGTCAGTGCGTCCAACGTGATGGCGGACACACCCTGCACGTCGACCGTGCCCGTGGACGCCACTGCCAGCGCGTCCAACGTCGGAGACGAGACGCCTTGCACGTCCACGGTCCCGGTCGCCGTGCTCGTCAGGACACCGAGGGTGGCGGCGGACACACCGGCCACGTCGACGGTACCTGTGCTGACGAGCGTCAGCGCGCCGAGCGGTTGTGTCAGGTCACCGCTGACGCCGCTCGAGGCAATCGTGCCCTGTGGCGTTTGCCCGTAGCTATCCAGTGGGGCATCATTCGCAACGATCCGAAATTCGTAGACGTCGGAACCCGTGACTTGCGTCCCGATGGCCTTGAGGCTCCATTCGAACTCCGTGTATTTCCCGGAAGCCAGATCGATCACGTCGGCGGGGTTTTCGTCGTCCTGAATCCGGCCGGCTTGGAAATCAGCTGTGGTCTTGCCTGAGGGCGGCGTGAGCAGGGCCGTCGTGGCCGCACCCGAGGCGGTAATGTTCGCACTTGCTGAGAGCACGAACGCCGCAGGAGCGCCGGCCGGCCAGAAAATGAGCAGCGACATGGACTAGTTGCCGACGCCACCCATCGCCATCTGACTCTCTGAGACCCGAGCCGGATCGCTTTCGCTCTTGAACGATGGGCCTTCTAAAAACGACATAAATGAATCACCCGCCGCAGCCACGACGTTGTGGTCATAGACGAAGGTGCAGGTTTGCCCTCCGCCCATCGTGCCGACTGGAATGATGTACACACGAATGATCAGACGCTCATCCTCAAACACTGGCGTCGCGACCAATGTCCCGCCCGCCTGAGATCCAGGCGTTGCCGTCGTCGTGCTGAATTCCGTGGAATAGGATTTCGTGTAAACCAACGTCTCTTGACCAAGGACATCGCGCTTAAACACTTTGATGCGCATTGTACAATTGGCGGTGACATTGCTCTCCGATGCCCAGAACATTCCATTGCCTGTCGGCGCGGTTGCCTGCCACGTGGGCGGTTTCAGACGACCAGAGATCCACTCAAGCACGGTTCCACCAGCCGTACGCGTCCATTGAATCTCTGTTCCACTGGCCACCGTATTCACCACCCCGGAGGTCGCGGCTGTACTACCTTGCGCCTCAAGAGCATCGAACAATGTGCCGATGCCATTGAGATTCGTTCGGCGGAGAATCAGCTTGTTTTCATTTAAGCGGAATGTAATTGCCTCGGTAAATTCCACCCACGTACAGCCTTGCGTGTTCGCGGTCTCCTCGCCGTAATTGCCCGTCGGCGTTCCAGCCCCGAAACTGCCAGCAATCGGCGTCCAGAGCAGTCGCACAATAAACCGCTCCCCGGGGCCCACGCTGATCGCCACTGGCGGGGTCACTGTCCAGGTATATTGCGTGGAACTCGTCCCAGCAATCTGTGCCGAATCTTGCTCACAGATCAAGGTTTCAATCAGTGGTGACCCCACGCCGCTCACCTTATATAATCGCGCGCGTAGTTTCGCCGTGAAGCCACTGGGAGTCGTCGACCATGCGTTGAACGTGATCTGTCCGGAAATCGTAACAGCTGTCTCCACGCGCTCGGAATAAAAAGAGGGGATATTCCACGGCTTGTCGCCGTTCGCATCAACCGATCCGGGCGAGGCAATCTGCGAGCTCCCCGTAAATGTCACCGTGGTCATGTCGCGATACGTGCCGACTGCCGACGGACAGGTCGATAAGTTACGCGTCAGAATTCGCGTGGCCATCGTATTGCCTCTCTCCTGTGTATCACTGGCGCGCGCGCCTACGACAGATCGTCAATCCAATACGTCAAGACCACGCGAAGAAAGCCGCCCGTTGTGACCGTGGTGGTAATGCGAACATCCTCATCCGCCGCACCAGCCGCAATGGGTGCCCCGCCATTGGCGACCACCATCCCGCCACCGTGCGCAATGCCGGGGTGCGACATGAACACGCCTGCGGCGCCGGTGCCCACATCATTGGTCACGGCTGGCAGCGTGGCGGTACCAAACCCGATCCGCAACCCTACGTCGACCGTAGTCGAGTTCGCCACCGTCGCCTGCCCATAGGTGATGACCGCACGCTGGGTAGAGCTGCACGTGACGAGCGCCAGATCCGTCTGCGCCGCGTCAAATTCCCATTCCTTCGTCGTGGTCGGGATCATGGAATCACCGCAAAGGCCATCAGCCAGCCAATGTTTGTGCCTGTCGAGGCCGTCGCCGTGATCTGCCGAATCTTGATCCCTTGGTTTTCCTGAAGCTCCCACGCGGGATCAAACGGCAACTGGGGCAACCAGTTGATCCCTTGCGACAAATAGGGGGCGGCGTTGGTTTCCTCGAGCAGGAGTGGAATGTTGAACCAGAAGGCCGCTGCCGTCGCGCCGCCGGTGGGCAAGGCCCGACACGTAATCGACGCCGAGAGCGTGCCCGCATCCACCGTCGACAACCGCGTGATATTCACCAAGCCGGTCGTCGGTGCGGCCGCCCCTTCAAAGGTGGCCACTGTGCCGCCCGTTCCGACCGCACTCGTCCGAATCACGGAGAATTCAAACGAAGGAATGATCGCACTGGCCGCCGTGATCACCTGGACCGGCCAGATGCCCCGCACGCGGATAATCTTCCCGGATCCCGTCGCATTGAACAGATCAAAGAAGTCCGTCGCCGCCGCCGTTGTCACGCGGGGCGCTTGATACAGGCAGTACGAAGGCGAGGTGCCTTGAATATGCCCGTCTTGGTCACCGAGGAGGATGACTTGATAGTCTTTCCCGCTGATCGTCTGGGTCGCGACCGTCGCACCTGACCCAGGCGTCACCAGGATGCTATTAGCTGGCAGTGTCATACGAATTTATCCACATTGCGCCACGACGCCGCCCCGACTTTGCGGTACTGCAGCTTGTAGCCCGCACTCACCGGATCGCCAGTCGCATTGACCCCAAGCCGAAGGCGGAAGACTTGATCCGGCGTAATCGTGAACGCCGTGTTTTGCGCCGCCTGCCAGGTGGCGGTCGTCTCACTCCCGTCATCGTTGCGGGCGCGGAAGCCAAACTGATCCACCGAGAGCGGCGCCGCGGGCGCAAAGCTCGCGACCCGCGCGACCCAATTTTCACTGGCGACTGTGAACGTTCCGTTCATCGCCGAACTGGACGTCGTCGTGCTCTCTTCGACGTACAGATCCTGAAAGGTGACGTTGTCGGTCTGCGTGCTATTGGTGAAGAACTGCCAGCCCGATCCGGCGGTCGGAATGTTCGTCGCGCCTTTGGAACAACACGCGAGGAAATAGGAATTCGCCGCCGGCGCCGGGGAGCTGGTGCCGCTGGCGGGATTCGCCGAGGTCGCCGTGGCCGCGACCGTATCGCCGTTGTACGACGTCGGGGTATTCGCCCCCGTCAAACAGACGGCAATACACGTGATTGTGGCGCTGATGCTAATGTGGCCCGTGACGACGAAACTCGCCCCGCCGGTGATGTTCTCCGACTTCCACATGCTCATCTGGAAGTCGCCTGAGGCCCCCGCTTGGGTCGTGCCGATCTGGGTGTAGGTGTTGGCCTGGCTATCGGTGGGCGCCTGGTGCGTCAGGCCACCAGACGTCCACGAAGATATGCAGACGACGACGGTGTCACCAGAGACGGGACTGGACGCAAAAGCGGGACACGCCAACGCGGAGGCGGCATTACTCCTCGCCTGTTGACAGTCGCGGCGACTAATCGCCATCGCACTCTGACATGCGTCCGCATGGAGTGTGCGCCCGAATCAGCAGAAGCTGTTGCCAACTATGCCGACTATGCTGTTGTACATGGAACGATTATGAGGCGAGGCCGCGACGATAGGCGGCGAGGGCGGCCACTGGGATGCGGTACACGTAGCCGTCCTGCTCGGCTTCAAGCTCGCCATTCTCAATACGCGCCCGAACCGTGCGTTCGTCGAGGTCAAGAAATTCGGCGGCCACGCGCAAGCAGACGACGTTCCGCGGATGCGTCGCGAGATTCTCAATACGGGGCTGGGCGCGACGGCCGCCCTTGCTCACGGCTCATCCTCGCAGAGCCAGCCGCACCAACCGTCGGTGGGACCACTCAAACCGATCAGGCGCAGCAGCCAGCGCAGCATTACGATTCCTCAGGATGGGAGGCCGTGAGGCGGGAGAGGGTGTCGGCCCACTGCTCAAGTTCGCTCGCTGTAGCCATGCGAGGCGGACTGCGCATCTCCTCGACCACCTGGGCGAGGGCCTGCTGGCAGCGGAGGAGATCGGCTTCGGCCCGTTGCCATTTACGCCACGCCTCAGCCGCCAATTTGGCGACGTCGTCTCGTTCCTGTTCGAGGAGGGCGACAGCCTCCGCCAAAGCCACGAGACGGGTGCCATCCGATCCATAGCCGGTCAATTTCACGTGCTGCGCGATGTTCCGCATCTCCGCTGAGAGGGAGACGCGAGAAGAAGATTCAGATCCGCGCGTGGACGAGCGGGGCGATTCCACGGCTTCACCTACCGCATCGACGTTTCGTGGTTCAGTCAACGTTCGCCATCTCTCTTATTCCGCCAGCGGCGCACCATTGCCGTACTGCGCTCATTGCGAAACGCTCGAAACTGCGCGCGACCCTTGTGGATGCGAAAGTCCAGCACATGCACGAGGCCGCAGTCGCAACACGCCATCTTGTAACCACGCCGCTGTGGCTGCACCCACTCGCCGCTCTGTACCGTCTTGTAACGAGCCATCCCTCAGTCCTCGTAGGAACCGACTTCGAATTGCGTCGTCTGCAGCGCCGGCACGTCCTGGCACAGCTTCTTCCACGTATCCAGCGTCATCATCACGATCGGCTTCGTCGTGGCGCCGAACGTCCCCAGTACCGGACTGCCGGTCTTGCGGAACGGGCAGTGCATCACCCAGATGCGCCGGTGCATGGACGCTGGAGTTACCTCGTTGCTTGACGCGGTAGCTAAGGGCGCCCCGTACTGTGAATGGTCCACGCGCGGATCCTTCTCTTCATTCGTCATTTGTCGCTCCGTGATCACCGGAGAGGGGAGGAGCCGATGGAGTTCGCAGCACAGCCTCGCAGTTATTGCATCGATACACCCGGCCGTGCTTCATCTCGCGGCGCTTCGGCCCTATGACCGGCGAATACGACGCCCGTTGGATTGGCGGTTCCTCTAAGTCGATCCAGTGATGCGAACACGGCGCCCACGACGTCATGGCTTCAACCTCAAGAGGCCAGACATGTCGCTCGGCGCCACGGGACCGTCTGACACATCCCATCGCGCAATGTCCTCAATTGTGGCTTCTCGGACAGCCTCAGCCCGCCCGCACAGCACTTCCCACGCATCCCGCAGCCGCCAGCGCCACGGTGCCGGAATTGGGAGCATGAACACCCACGGTCCGCCTGAGCCGAACTTGTTCGACTGCGGAAGCCGCGCGACATCTTCCAACACCATCATGGTTGCCACTCCATCGCTCGGTACCTCAGCGCGTCTCGCGCGTCGCTTCCAATCGCTCTTTCACATGCTTGGAGATGTGCGCGTTCCGGCCTATTTCGTTCGGCTTTCCCGTCCTATCCTCAAACGGGAAGTCTTTCCCGCAGAGGCGGCAGCGCCACACGAACTCGGGATCGAGCGTGCGGCCACCGACCCGAACCTGCTGAAAGTATTCGCGCGTACCCATCGCTCGGTACCTCACCCCTCTGAAGACGGTGTGGGCTGGCCCGTGGAGATCACAGAGAGATCCCCCCGTTACAGCGTCCACGCCTCCTCATCACTGGTCAGGATCGTCACCAGCACCCCGGCCGCCTGAAACGCCGCATGGAGCTCCATCTGGGCCTGTGTCAGCTTCCGCTTGCTCGGACTCTTCGCGCCGTCCTTCGCTTCGATGAACCGAACCACCCCTCGTCGTATCGCCAGCAGGTCCGGAAAGCCAGCTCCGACGCGAGAGGTATCCACCACCGTCCACCCGCTCGATCGCAGCGCCTGGACGATGCGGGCGTGCGTGGCATCCGTTCTGGCGGCTCTCCGCATACTCAACGCTCGAGGCTCGGGGTCAGCGTGCCCGCCAGCCCGTCAGGGGCCTGGCTCTCGGCGCGTTCGTCAACCGCCGGCGCTGAGACTTTCTGACCCCGAGCCCCAACTCAATCTGTCCCACTCTGCGCGACGGACTCACGCATCGACTCGCTCGCCTTCGGCGCAGCCGTCTCTCCACGGATGAATTCCACGTCCACGACGTCGCCGCTCTGGAGCGTGTCCCACGTCGACACGATGTACTGATGCGCATTGTTCATCGTGCGATTGCCCCAGCCCCACGGATCGTAGGCGCACTGTTGCGTCGCCAGCGCGATGAGGTAAATCATCGAACCGTCGAAGCCGGCCCGCCGCAGCAGGTACCCGTCCGCACCGGACACCTGGATCGCCAGCGCCGGCACGAGCGTCCCCCGATCGCGAATCTCAAATAGCTTCGTCGTCATCTCATCGCTCGCCGCTCTGCGCCAGCTTAAAGTCGTGCACCCACTGGGCCGGCGTCACCAAGACCGTCGGCTGTACCGTCGGCACCGCCACGGGTGGCGGCGACTCAATCGAATCTGGCGGCTCCAGCTCCAACCGATCCCGCGCACAGCCGACACACCGCACGAGGCGATGCGCCGTCAGGAGCAGCAGCGGACTCCGCGGCGGGATGATCGCGCCGCAGTAGCCACACACCTGATCCCCAATCGCGAACGCCCACGTCATGACGTCAACTCCCGCACTGGGTATTTCGCCGTACCCAGCAGCCGCTTGCTCTCACACATGGCCTGGTGCGCGCAGTGTTCAAGGTGCGGACAGATCCAGGCCCGAGTCTCCGATCGCCGCGCCTGAGGCGGCTCGTCCGTCCAGCGCTGCGCTCGAAGCCACCGTGCCGGGTAGGGCACGAACTCGCCGCCGTCTTTCGTCCAGGCCGGCTGTCGCGCCTGCCACTCGAGCGCCTCGATCATGCGATCCACCGTCTCCGCCTCCGGGGCCACTTGCGCCCAAGCCTTCCGCGCGTCCAACTTCGCGACTCGCTTGGGGTAGGCTGCCCAAAAGCGCGCAAAATTGGGATCGTCTTCTGGTACTAGCTGGTTGCTCTTGTGCTTTCCCATTCGCTAGAACCGTGAAAAAGACACGACGGCTTTTACCAATCGCTTATCCGCTGTTGGCCCCAGCCGTACGCCGTATCGTGTGGCCTTGCTGTGTGCTGCCCCGGCCACTTAGGGGCTGATATCGTTCCAGTTTCCAGGTGGGGAGGACTGCGCGGCTGGTACCACGCAGGGCAGGCATTGCAGCCCACAACGCCAGATCGCTGGCGCCCGTCGAATCCTCTATCCCCTATGCACAACCGGCCCGCGTCTCCGCGGCCTTCGAGTCAGCTTGCCTGACCAGCTCCGACCGTACTTGTTCGCCCCGAGTCGGTGGGGCCTGTTATCTGCCGCCGCGCCCGCTGCGGAATTACGCGAAAGACTCCACCCACGCCGAACTTCGCAATGCTTCTAACTGGCGACATTGTTCGTCGCTGAGTTCAGCGATCGGCCTCATGATCGACAACGGGAAGTACACAATCCCCTTTTGCGTCCATGGATAGGCTTCAGGAAATGGCCGACCAGACGGGCGCCGTTGCAGCAATATCGACCACCAGTTGCCATACACGCGCCGCTCTCGCTCGTCGACAAAAGCCAAAAACAACGGGATCGAATACGTTGACGTGACGTGGTCGTAATCATCGAAGTGTCGCCGCTCAATTCCCGTATCTCGGTACGCTTCTCGCCGAGGCTTTGTTTTGACTTCAACAATGCACAACTTGCGTTTATTGGCGCTGGCCACCAGCCGATCGAATGGGTGCGCGCAGCCGTCAACGGGCCGATACGGCACCCACCCTTTATCGCGAAGCCAACGATCAACGATCGCTTCGCCGATCGCGCCTTTCTTCAAGCGATCGGTGAAGCCCACAGCACGACCCCGAATCCGCTGAATACCTCTCGAAACTTCGCGGTGTTCTCTCCGAGATAGATCAAGGTTTGTCCAAGCGTCGGGGACTGCCCCTGATCGAGTGGCCCCTTGAACCGGATCCGACCCTCTGGGAAGCACACAACCCCGCGCGCCGCCAAGCCCTGCCACCAGCCCGTGTCCGTGCAGGCATTCGACAGATAGACCGCTTGCGGGACGGCTCCAGTGGAGAACGACGCCAGCAACTTCTCGGCGAAATACTTGACGGTCGGGTGCGCGAACGGAGGATTGAGGAAGACGCGGCCGGACCAGTCCCGCTCGAGGCCGTTGTCCTCTTCGGTGAAAAACTGCGCGGCCTTCACCGTCTCCTGAGCTTCGTCGCAGGAGGCGGGATCGAGATCTATGCCGCCGAGAACGTCGCGCGCCGCCTCAATGATCTCGGTCGGGGTGTACCACTCGTACTCGCCCTTGAGGTTCCCGTGGCGGCCTGGGTCGATCCACTCAATGCAACCGGTAATTGAAGCCGATTCCAGTTTCGCCGAAGCCTCACGGATGTAATCTGGAATGTCAGTTTCTTTTACACGGCTTTGGAATTTCCGCCCGCGCGTGCGCTGATCGTCGGTTCCAGGAAACTCCGCTTCGGCGCGGAGTTTTTTACTTGGCCGTCCCTCCGGAATCCCCTTGACAAATTCCCCAAACTTCCAATAGGCACGCAGATAAACCTCGGCGTACTCGTTGCACTCCTCAACGCTGGCGCCGATCGCTTGATAGATCTGCTTCGCACGGGCCGCGCGCTCGGCAAGATCGAGTGCATCAGTGGGGGTCGAAATGCGCGCCAACTCGTTGCGGAGTTGGGCGATAGGCGTCCGCCTCGCGACGTCGCTTGCGACCTTCTGCGCAAGCCGACTCACTGTCGCAACCTCAACAAACTTGCTAGACTTCCCAACGCCATACACGCTCCTGTGTGGGGGTGTTGTGGTCGGGTGGGGTGCGTCGTGCCGCCAAGCTTGAGCGCACCCTGCCCGCGCGTATCTCTTTAAGCCCTCATACTTAATGCACCCGTCTCTGTTCAGCGACACGCCGGAGAAACCGCTTCTGTTGAGGCGTGCGCGGCCCGTACACACGGTTCGGCGCGAACCACCCAGGCGTTTCAAACCCGCATGAGGTACAGCGGAGGAACATCACCGGCCCATCGAAGCGCACCACGACGGTGTGCCCACGTAACCCGCAGAACCACTGGCGCCACGTCTTTACCGGCACGCGATACACCGCTCCTGCGGCGAGGTCATCCAGAACCACAACTTACAGATCACGCACTGCGTGAGGACGGCCGCCTTTTGCCTGTCGTCGTAGCTCACGATCGCTTCTCCGTCGGCTCATCCCGATCGAAACAGGCGTACAAGAGCGCGCCCAGCAGGCCCGCAAGGATCAGGAAGTCCATGTCAGTCCTCCGCTGGCTGATCAACCGACCACTTCTCGACCATGCGTGCATGCCCAGCGATCGCCTCCGCTTCCGTGCTGTAGCGGTCGCAATCGAGATCGCGCATGTCTTCCTTGGAGCCGAACACCATCGTCTCGAAGATCAGCGGTGGTCCGTTTCCGAATTGGTGATTCAGGCCCATCCACACCGTGCTCACCAAGCGGCCGTTCAGGAGCGTCGTCTCGGCCACGCGCCGCTTGTCAGTCTCAAAGGACTTCGCCCACTCCATCAACGTCATGGCATTACCCTGACGGTCGTAGTGCTCGCTCATGTCACGCCCCCTGCTTTCGTCGGATGGTCAGATACCGATCCGCGTTGCCGGTGATCGACAACACCTTGTCTCCGATGTCCGCATGACAGATCGGACAGACCGTGCAGAGATTCGCCGTCGTGTGCTTGATCGCCGTCCCCGCCAGCGAGCGCGGCACAATGTGATGTGGGTGCGCGCGTTTCAATGGCTCGAGTGAGGCGGGATCGACAGGCGCGCGACAAACCACGCACCGATAGCCGTCACGCTGATAAACCGTGCGGTACAGCGCCGAGAGCGAGCGCACCGCCTTGGCTGCCGTCGCCTTCGCCATGCGCAGCCGCGCGCCCTTTGGCGTCTTGAAATGCGCACGGTCCCACGGGCTGAATGCGCTCATGCCACCTGCTCGCGCCAGTTCGGATCCGGATCGGGAATGTCGATCCCTAACTCCTCAGCCGCCCAGCGCCGGATCGATTCGCAGTAGTCGCCGAACGTCAACTTGTTCAACTTGGTGGTGCTCTCCGCGATCGCGTGTTCCCCGACGATCACCCCGTTGGCGTCACACAGCACGATCACCCGCGCATTGAACAACTGCTTACAGAGCTCGTGCGCGTGTCGCTTGCTGGCTTCGCCCATGTGTTCGGCAATTTGACCCAGGAACGGATCAGACCAGTACCAAGCGTTCTGCTGCTCGCTGCGCGTGGCGTAATACCGCTCGACGTTGACGGCCACTTCGCCGTCTTTGAACCGCGCCATCGCGGCTTCGAACTGCTCCCGGTGCTTGACGCGCAGCTTCCCGCTCGCGATCACCCCAGAGCCGAGGTACTCGCGCAGATGGGTCATCACGCCACCTCGGTATCCAACTCCGATCGGCGCCGCGGGTCGAACAGCAACTGCCGCGCACTGCGCCAGCGGTAGCAGGGATCGCAATACCACCGACCACCGTCCACGGGCACGCTGCACCCGCCGCGCACGATGAGGTCGTGGCAGTCGGCACACGTCGGGGCGTTATCCGGCTCGAACACGCGTGCATGCGCGTCGGCGTCCCGTTGATAGAAGAACGACGGCCGCGACATTAGGCCACCGCCGCCCTGAGCACCGCGCCCACGCCAGCCAACGTCCGCATGACTTCACACTCCCGCTCAACCTCCGCCAGAAACGCCAGCGCCTTCGCCTGGTAGTCGGCGATCGTCTTCTCGTCCCGCTCGATCCGCACTAACTTGACCTGCAGCGGTTCAGGAAAATCAGGGTTATACGACAACCAATCGCACCACCGCGCCCCAGTGATCCACAACTGGTGCGTGATCTGCTTGACGTAATCCGGCGGCACGATACCGGTCCTGACATATTCCCAGTGCGTGGCCGGCTGCGGCGACTTCACCTCCACGATCCCGGTAAAGTCATCCACGTGCCCGTCCAGCGAGCAGCCGGCCAGATAGGTGTCGTGGGCCAGGAACCCACTCGGCATCGCGCAACGGCCGGTCAGCGCGTCATAGAGCGCCACAGCGCCCGCCTCACGCTCGATGCCTTGCTGCATCGCTGCGTTGACGTAGCCGGACTCCTGCGGCTTCCCGGTGATGCGTTCGAGCGCCAACTGGATGAGCAGGTTCTTCCGGCTCGCGGCTGGCGTCTTGCCGTCCTTGTAGGTCGCCAGGAAGTCGGCCGCACGGGACGCCGTCAGGAGTCCAGCCCGAGCCGCAAACCATTCCGGCGACCGTTGCGGACAGTCGATCACCCTGAACCCCATCACGCCCTCACGCTCGCCGCCCGCGTCTTGATCGCGGCGAGATGCTTCGGGGCAGTCTGCGCCAGATGCTTCGTGTATTCCGGCTTGGACTTGTTCCAGGCTAGCGACCACGCCTTCATGCCTTCGTCCGCCACACCTTCCAAGGTGGCGAGCCAAGCGTCGTAGCCCTCCGGTGGCGCAGGGCCGTCATGCTTGCCCACCCCTTGGCCGTCGTTGTCGATCCGGCGGGTGGAGATGTTCAGGAGATCAATCGTGGTGTAGCGCCGCCCGTAGCTCACTGTCGAGCCCATGGACTGGATGTCGGTGCGGTAGTCCGAGCGATCCATCGGCGCCTCAAAGACGGATTCTTCGGAATGCCCCTGCGCATGGCTGAGGATCCCGACGATGCGGATGATGTTCGGCTTGTCCTGGGGCCACTCGGTGCGGTGCCGGATCGCAAAGCCGTATTCACTCAGGATCGGCTTGATGACGTCATGGATGTCCTCGAGGGGCGCGTAGGTGCTGCGCAGTGAGCCCTTCACCTCGATCCGGCCCTTCTCGTCAATGACGGGGATCTTCGGCTGCATCTGCGAGAACTGGCTCTCATACGCCGCCTTCGCGTTGTGGCGCATGATCCGCTCTTGCATCGCGATCAGGCGTTCCAACTTCTCGACGTCCACCGCCGGATCGCGAGCGAGTCGCTCAAACATCAGCGCGACGTCCGCGCCGCCCACGACTGTTTCGGACGCCGGCTCACGTTCCGTCTGCGTGATCAGATCCACGACTGCCTGTTGTGCCATCTAGTCCCCTATCTCCGGTTGGTAGTACCGCAACGGATCCTGCACGTGAACGCAGGCGCAGTGCTTGGCATAGTCCGCGGCCGCTTGCTTCCGTGCCTCGTCCCAGCTCGCGCCGTGGCGATCCGTGGCCGTCGTATAGGCCAGTAGTGCGAGGCGGAGGTACTTGCTGCGCACGGTGCGCTTCGCGCGAATCAGCGGGCCACGGTGCGGATGTTCAGCCCTGAACAACTTGTCTGCCACCAACCACAGGCGTGCTTCGGTGTCATCGCAGTCCATATGGCTACTCCTTGCCCTCGGCTTTCGCGATGGCGGCGTCGGCCGCCGCAAACAGCGCCGTCAACGCGTCGGACTGCCAGCCTTCGCCGACAGGCCCCTTGTCATCGAGCCATCGAATCGCGTCGCAGGACACGAGACCCTTGAGCGCGGCCAGCAGATCGGCCGCGGCGGCGATCAAGCGCGCATTGGCTTCGGCCTCTCGCTCACGCTCCAACATGCGACCGCTCCCAGATACCTTGAGCACCTTGCACAACGCTGAGTCTCCGATGCCACCGTTGCCACGCACGATATAGGCGCCCTTGATGGTGTCGCGCACTTGCCACGGTCCTGGCGTCGGTGCGAACGTGATGCGACCAACCGTCATGTCTGCCACGCACCTACTCCTTCGCTCTCTTCGGTGGCCGTGCGGCCGCGAGCTCGTGACACGCCTCGCAGTACTCATGACCCGACGGCCCGATCCAAATATCGTGTCCGAGCGGGCCGCCGCACGCGTAACAAGTCGGCGTCTTCACCCGTGCCGGCTTCAGCACCTTGACCATCACGAGAGCCACCAACACTCATACGAACCGTCAGGCATCCAACGCGCACCGCAGGATGGGCACAGACGAAACAGCAGTCCGCGCCAGAATCCTGGCGGATTTACCGCACGACGACAGCCACTCATGCGCTGACCTTCTCGTCCTTCTTCACGACACGCGGTGGCTTGCGGGGCTGCGCTTTGCTCTGCACTTGCTTGAGGCGCGTGAGTGCGATCTGCAGCATCCCGATGTCGTCCTCTAACGATTCAATGGCCGCCTGAATCTGACTCTTCTTCGCCATCCATTACGCTCCCAACTCGATCACCGTCCGCACCCGCACGCCGTCAAGGTCTTCCGCCAGCACGCGCAAGAGTTCGAGCTTGAACGCCTGCGGCATCGACCACAGCCGTTGAAACGACACGTGCTGGTTGTCCTCGTTCTGTAACTGCCGCGAGAGGAGCGAGGGCGAGACCCCGAAGAGGCCCGCCGCTTCGTCTCTCGTCAGGTGCGCCCGCGAGATCGCCAGATCCACCAGCCGGCCCGCACGCACGAAACTTTCTGGCGTACGCCGAAGCGCACACTTCAGAGGTTTGCCTTCCACCGAATCCAGCGCGTGTGCGATTTTGGTATTCATGCAGTCACCGGCGCGCTTGAGGGTTGTCTATGAGCCGATACAGTTCACGAAAGAACAACTCGCGCGCGACCCGTACCGCCACGTCCCGATCCGCGCAGAAATACTCCTGGTCGTCAGCCTGGTGCGCCGCTTGGCAGGCCAGCAGGGCCGCCATGGCCACATTCCACTCGTGCAGCCTGTCTAGGAGATCCATGGCCTTACGCCGCCAACTCGGCCAGCCGTGCACGGAGCTTGGCGCGGTGATCGAGCCGCTCCTGCTCCGCTTCCTCGTTCGGGCACCGACGCCAGAACGTGTGCGCGGCCCCTTCCTCGCTGACGTACGGCAAGCTCACCCACCCACACGCACAGATCAGATAGAAGTCCGTCCCGACCGACTGCACGCGCTGCGCGTGGATCGCCATCGGCGGATCGCGGCGCGGGTCCAACTCCGCCCGCAGCGTTTCCATGACGATCCACGCCTCAGGCGCCCGATCGCCGGTCATGGATCACCGCCGTGCCTCGTTCACGCGGGCCAACAGGGCCTGCGCGTGTTCGATCTGACTGACCAGATCGCGCAACCGTTCGGGGTCATGGCTGGCGCCGAGCACGCGGTGCGTGTCGCGGGACTCCGCAATCCAGCGCTCCAGGGCCTGCGCCAGCAACAACAAGCCGTCGTAGGAACACGCGAGGGTGTAGGATGGGGGCGTTGCCACGGGTCAGGCCCCGACCGCGCTGTTGGATGTCGGATAAAGGGCCAGTCCGCGGGCGAACAGCCTAGACGGAAGTCCCCGCCCCAGCGTCGCTAATTCTGGCCCAATCTGGCCAGGTTGGCGATTTGCCAATCCGATCCAGATCGCAGGATAGGTGTTATGTTTACTTCTCGCCATGCCTGTTTACCTATTGGCAACTCGGCGTCGTCCGCCGATTTCGACAGGCTCTGGATCCAATTCGCCAATGTTCTCGGACGCCCAGGCCTCGACCGGAATACCGGTCTTACGCTCGATGACGATGGCGCGAGGCAACCCCGGGCTCCGCGTCCGGCTTAACAGTTGTGAGATGTAGGGCACATCGAAGCCCAAGTAGAGCGCCGTTTCGGTCTGGTTGAAGCTGCGACGCTCCATCCAGTCGCGCAGCTGTTCCGGTCCTGACGACATGCCGGTATCGTCGCGCAGGCTTAGCAATCTGTCAAGCGAAATCTGGTGCGTGGGCGTTTTTCTGTGGCGTATCGCTAAGGCTTTTCGTGACAAACTCTTACGACGTGAAGCTACGAGCGGAGCTGTTACTCGCCCACAACGTGCGGGCACTCCTCAAGGCGCGTGGCCAGAAACCGCATGACCTCGCGTTCTACTTTCACCGGTCTGATGCGTGGATTTCCAAAATTCTGAACGCGGAATTCGCCATCGATCCGAAAGACAAGCGGGGTTTGCGCGTCGTGGACCTCGACCGACTCGCGGACTTTTTCGGCTTGGCGACGTATCAGCTGTTTGCCCCCGGCATCTCACCGTTGACGGAGCGACGCGGGGGGCGGGAGCGTCGCACGGGCCGCGACCGCCGGATCAGCCAGGCGGAATATTCGCCGCGCCCAGCGCACACGCCGGATCTTGAAACGGTTACGCCGTGGGAACGAGCGCACCTCGCGCGCGTGCGGCGTTTGGACCCCGAGGACCGGAAGCACATGGAGTACCTGATTGATCGGGCACTCTTGTGGAAAGGCGACGGGCCCAAAATAGAAGTTCCTGCCGATCCCGCGGACGCAACCGTCTCGCCAGATGAGACAGCTCCGAACATTCCGACGCCACGGAAACGTCGGTAGGACGACGAGACGCCGAGTCAATCAATCGCAGATCGCGCCGGTGTGCCATAGCGGATGACTCCTGTGCTGGCGTGGTGCAAATGGAACATGCACTGTACTTGGCTCACGTGACCCCTCGCAAGCGTCAGCAACGGACAGAAACGGTCTGTTCCCAGTCTTTTTCACACGAACGCGATCCGGGCGTTCCCCCGCGTGTCGCGCTCTGTCGCATATCGACACACGGCCTGCGACCTTCGTCCCATGCCCAACCGATTCCCCTTGACGCTGATAACCAGTGTGATATCCTTCCCAACGTCAGGCAATCACGCCGGCCGAAAGGTTGAGAGCAGATGGCAAAGAAGCAGACCCGCCCCGAGATCGAATACACCCCCACCGAGTGGACCCCGGAACAACTGGATTGTCACCGCGCCGACTCAATGGAAGAGGCGTTCCTGAAGTCGTCCCGCCTCGCAGGAGGCTGGTACCGCCGTGCCGTCACCATCGACTGGCAAGTCACCGAGACCAACGACGAACGGTACATGATTCGCCCCGCCGAAGTCGCTGCGCTCGACGGCTGGTCCCCCTGCTACACGGTGACGGCCCATGTCTAGTTACATCCTCCGCAACCCTGACCCCGAACTGTGGGAACGGGTCAAGGCCCGCTCCGTTGACGAGGGCATCCCACTCAGGGCGATCATCCTAGCGCTGCTGGAGCTGTACGCCGCTGGGAAGATCAACGTGAAGGCCAGCATCACAGCCTCACGCGTCGGTCTCGTGCTGTTGTGCGTGCTCCTAGCGGGCTGTCACGGCTTGCAGGAGACGCCCGGCCTGCTCGGTCCAACCCCCGTAGTCGGGCCACCGCCCCAGCCCACGCCGCTGCCGCCCCAGCCCTCCACGCCGTTCACGATCGCCTTGGAGATTGTGAAGCCGCTGCCGACCAGCGCCACCCTCCTCACGTGGCAAGCGCTCGTGACCGTGACCGTCACGCCTGGCATCGTATCGCCCGCCCTGCCGGCTAGCGTGGAGGTCGACTGCGGGACCGGTCGTCCGGCGCTACGGCACGAGGGGTTCTACGGGACCGATAGCTTTTCCTGCATCGCCACGGCCGAGGGCACCTACGAGACACGAGCGACTGCACGAGCGGCCAGCAGCTTCAGCGCCCAAGCGGCTGAACGCGTCACCGTGGCGGCGAACCTGCCAGCGGTCTCAGCCGCCCTGAACGTCGATAACATCGGGCCGGTCGAGACGGTCGGCAGCAGTTCGGGCCGTCGCGTCACATTCACGGCGTTCCTGTTCCCAACCGGTCGGCTGGCGATGGGCTATGAGTTCGACTTCGGGGATGGCGTGAGAACGCCAGCCATCAATAGCCAATCGACTGAGCATATCTACACAAACGCTGGAACCTATACCGCGAAGGTGTCGATCAAGACCACCGACGGCCGCACCGCCAGCGACAACAAGCGGGTTGAGATTACGTTCTGACGTGCTAGGAATGCGCCAATGAAATATCCGCTGCGGATTCGCTTTTGGTACCTCGTCCACGACAAGGCCGAGCGGCTGTGGCACTGGGTGTACCGCACGAAGATCACGCCGTGGAATGCCGGCCACAACACGGCGCACATTCCGCCAACCTATGAGCTCGTGCGGACAATCCCAGCAACGCCAGAACAGCAGGCGGCGGGCCTTACGGAACAACGGATCTACGTCTCGTCCGCTGCCAGCGCTGCAGCCAAGGTCCAAGACACAAGATACAAGTGGACAGTGACGTACCATTAAACGGACCTGACGGGGACAGGACACCGACCTCCGACGACGGGTCCGTCGCCGGCTCCCAGCAGGTCGGTGTCGCTACCCACGCCCGGCCATCGAGCCGCTCCCCCCTTCTTGGTAGAAGGACGGCTCAATCCTCGCGGCTCCAGCCATCACCGAGCATCCACAGCCCACGCGCCAGATCCTCTTCATGGGGAAAGATCGCGCGTGTCCGTGCCGCGAGATCGTCCGCCTGGGCCTGCAGCGCGGGATCGGGCGGTTCGCGGTACAGCTCGGGCGAGATGAACGCGAGGTTCTCCTCAAGCTGGGCGACCTGCTCCGGTGAGAAGTTCGGCGCCTGCTCGTCGCGCCACCCTTGCAGGCGTGTCCGCATCAGATCGGCCCGATTCTCCGGTGTGACCTGCAGGAAGGCATCGTGGCGCGCGTCCACGTCCAGCGCCGTGAACGTGGCGTAGTCCATATAGGGCGGCGGTTCCTGGGCGGCCGCATGCGCCGCGCACAGACAGACGAGCGACACCACCACCACCGCGCGCGTAACAAGGTGCGTAGTCATACGAGCCTGTCCTGCATGGATGGCGCCGCTCTGGTCTCACGGTAATTCCAGCACATACACGACCCCGCGCACCATGTAGGTCGCCACGCGGCCGCAGGGGGATAGGTTCGCTTTCACCCTGTCGTCGTAGTCAGTTCCGCCGCCATGCGCCCGCAACTGCTGTACCCCTGCCCCGTCCAGCGCCACCAAGTTGAGGTGTGTCGCATCGCTGTGCAGGCAGCGCCCGCCGCGGATCGATACGTAGCCCATGCCCGATCCCCAGTCGGCCTCGCCGCGATGAATCACCCGCTTGGTGCGGCTCGACAGATCCCAACGCACCATCTGCCAGGTGTCGCCGGTGTCATCCTCGCCCACCATGAACCCAGGACCGCAATCTGAGTGCCCAACGGCGCCCTCCGCATTGCGAATCGTCCACGGCTGGCCACCGTTCAGCGGCTTGATGTCGTTGTCCTCGCTGTCCTTGATGATGAGGAAGGCCCCGTCCGGCGTGATCGCGGATTCATCCAGTGCGCCCCGCGTCGGATAGAACACTTGGGCGCCGTCATGCACCAACAGCGTCCCGACGTTCGGGTACGGCCCGTCCGAGACGATGCGCCGCACCGTGGCCGAATGCGTGCGCCCGTCATCGGAACTGTGACTCTGAAAGAGATCGCAGCCGGGGTGCGTCTCGCTGATGTCAGCCACAAGGACGTCTTCGCCCGTAAACGGGTTCACGCGCCGGAGGTGGGGACCATCGCAGAGATACACCCAGCCGTCCGGACTCCAGTACCAGCCCTCGCCCGTGCCACGGTAGTACAGGCGCGCGCCCAGCCGATCCACGCCGCCGCTCTGCAGGTCGACCATGAAGAACCGGGGATGTCCATCCGTGTGCGGCACGAGGACACACGCCTGCGATGCCATGACGTAGGCCGAGCTCCAGTACGAATACATGCGCGGCGCGAGCTCGCCGTCGCGCTCGTCGGTCACGCGGATCGGACGACGGCCGCCGCCCCCCGATGGAAGGTGGATCACATCAGAGGGCGACGGCACAGCCGACCCCGGGGGCTCGCTCCGAGGGTCGACCATGTCATGCGGGGGCGCGCCCGCTTCAAAGCTGAATTTGTCCCACGCCGGTTGCATCGTGTCAGCGAGGTACACGACCAGATTCCCATCATCCTGGTCGACCACCACGTACCGGCCCGCCCGCAGTTCGTTCACTGGCGTATACTCCGCCCATGGCGGCGATTGCAGCCATCTTCGTGGACGGTACCGGGCATGTCAAAGAACTGGCGATTCATGAGGCCGCTCCGCGCTGGTGCTTCCCAATACACCAGCACGTGTCTGTCGCCGTTGACGCGCCATCACCCAGTGTTCCAGTCTCATTCCAATCCGCGACATTTGAACGACAAGGGCGGTTGCCTGACGGCCGCATCGTGTACACGCAAGATTGCGCATGCCTAAAACTGTGGGTGTTAGACATCGTCGTGACACACGTAGCGCAGCGGCGATGTCCGTTTGATCTCGCTGAATATCAATTAAACGAATGGCTGGAGACTTGCGGGCAGCCGGCCGTATGCTTGTACCGACGCATGCAACGCGACGATTCTCAGTTGGTAAACAGACATCATTTTGAAGGCGTCGGCCGCGAGCTGTGACCGTCACTTCCCGCCCCACTCGAGCCGCATCCGCGCGCCCGCTTCGACCGACCCGGCCACGTGCGCCGCGTAGGCGCCGAAGGTAAACCGCGGCGTGATGCGCTGGCCGATCTCGAATTCCTGGCCGGTCAAGGTAATCGTGAGCTGCGCATACCCGCCCTTCGCCGGCGGCGTGGCGAACGTCCGCGCCAGCGCGCGCTCGAGACTCGGCGAGAGGACGACCGGCATCGCGCGACCGATCGGGACAGGCGCGACGGGCAGCGGTGGAATCGGCATCGGCATGTTACACTCCGTCGGCATCTGCGGCGTGGAAGGACACGCTAATCAGCGGAACGAGATCGCGAGATAGCACGATGGGTGCCGGATGGCTGTACTGGAAGAGGCACCGGGCGGTACCCAATCCGCTCGTATATTGTGGGTTCAAATCCCACCCGGCCCCCTTCGGGCTGGCTCGCACGCGAAAACGAGGCGTTACTGCACGCCTATCGTCCGCATAGCCGGTATCACGCCCGGCCAGATGCCACCCTCTCACGCTCACCGTTAGGACTCCAGCGATGGCGGCGTCGGGATGATGAGCGGCGCGACGACCGGCGGCGCAATTGCCGGGGCGAGCGCGGCGCGCACCTTCGGCAATTCCTCGTTGATCAGCTTCGCGACTTCCGTCGCGTCCTTCTGCGGGAAGCGCGCTTGCATCTCGGCGGTCACTTCCGCGCGCTTCTCGGCCCCTGCGGTGGGAGTGCCAGTCGTCTTCAGCCGTTGGCGCGCGCCCTCTTCAGCCGCAAGGATGGCATTCTGGAAGGCGACCCGCACCTTGAGTTCCTGCTCAGCGCTCACCTGTAACCCGGTCTTCTGCGTGAGCTTGTGCAGTAGGAGTGTCACGTAGACGGAGATGACGGCGCCCACGAGGGTCACCACGGGTTCCAACGCGGCGTCCAGCGTGCGATACAGGAAGGTGGTCATGATGTGTGCTGTTCTCCATCAATGGCGTGCCACGCCGCGCTAAAACACCGCTCCCACTTTTCAGGATGCGGTTTCCCCGGGTTCCAGGCGCGTAAATATTGATCCCACGCCGCATCCGCCTCTGTGCGATCCGGCAAGCGATCCGGCAGCGTCCAGAGCAGGAGCCGACCGCACGCGAACGCGAGCGGATCGTTATGCGCGACAGCTTCAAAACAGATACGCAACACTTCGGCCGTTGGCGCCGTTGGGTACTGGAGCACCGAGAGCGCGTGGAGCACATGCGCCCGCGTCCGTGGATGCGCCAGAATGCCAGCCACGCCGCCCGTGTTCCGCCCGATCCGCACTTCGCCCCGTTCGAACTGGAGGAAGCTCCGCGCCGGCCCGCCGCCACGCTGGCGCCGCACGGCAAAGTCGCTCTCTTGCAGCGCAATGGCGAGCAGGTGCGCGTCCGCCTTGACGGACTGCATGACAGGCGGCAAGAGCGCATGCGCCGCCGGCAGCGTGTACCGCAGCGTGAAGTCCATGATCGATCCGCCGTCAGTGTCCGTCGGTCGCTCAGGCTTCATGGCTTCAACACGGCATACAACACGCCGGCAATTCCCAAGAGCCCGCCGATGAGCGCCACGCCGCCCATGATGAGCGCGCCCACCATGCTGATACCCTCGCTCTTGCCGGTCCCCGTCGCCTGATTCCGCGCCAGCATTTCGACCAGCGCCGTCAATTTTTCCATCTGCGGATCGGCCACGGTTTGCTTCCCCTTTCCTTCAGACGAGGTCAACTCCAACGCCGACAGCCGCTTGTTGATTTCTCCCGTGATCGTGGTCAGCGTGTTCGCCGTCGCCTGCGCGGTCGTGGCGACCTGTGTTCGGAGCGTTTCCGCCGTGGTGTTCGTCGTCGCCGCCAAGGTTTGGATCGCACTCAAGGCTTGCGCCGCCGTCTTGTTGACGTCCTCGCGGTCCACTTGCCGGATCGAGTCCAGGCGTTCCGATTCCGCGTGATCCAGTTCGCGCTGATGTCGTTCGCGCAGATCGCCCATCTCTTTGATGCACGCGATCTTCGCGTCGTACAATTCCTTCGTCAGGTTGCGCAGATCATCCTGCCGCGCGTTCGCCGCTTCGCTCAGATCCTTGACGTTCTGCGTGGGATCGACAGGGACGCCCCGATTGCTGTAGCCCGCTCCGCCCACGGCGCGTGATTTGGCCATCAGTGATCCCCGTTCTCTTGCCGCGTCTCGACGCGCGTCAAGCGCTCGCGCATGTCCCCGAACGACTGCACCAGCTTGTCCAGTTCGCGCTGGAGCAATTCGAGTTCGCGTTTCATCAGGGAGGTCGTACCGGGAAGGGCCTGAATCATGGAGGCGAGATCGGACATCCGCTTCCCGGCTGCATCCAACCGCCGCCCCATCTCCGCGAGTTGTTCAGTCACCTGACTCCGCCGTTCCCCAGTGCTGTGCCCCGTCCGAAACAGAAATAACGCTACGGCCACCGCACCCAGGACGAGGATGTTGCCCACCTGGACCCATTGTAAGCGAACCGAAAGCGGCAGCGCCGCGGCAAGCGTCGATGATAGAATCTGAATCTCGGTGAGCCCAAATCACCGACACAAATACGAAGGGCCCAGACAACCGTCTGGGCCCTTTTTTTATGCGGGCGTGGCGGAACAGCATACGCACCGGTCCTTAAAACCGGGGCCCTGGCAGGGGATTGTGGGTGCAAATCCCACCGCCCGCACTCCAAGCCCTTTTACGCAGTTATCAACTCTACGTCTTCAAGCTGCGTTTCTTCGACAATCGCCTGGACATGTTCCTCAACCATAAAATGGACAAGAGGCGATCTCGCCATGATTGCGTTGAGGAAATCGGCTAATTTCCAGGGCGCATCCGGTGGGATGTGGCATGTTTCGCAGAGATGCGCAACACCCTTAATTGTGAACCCGACTATTTCTCGTTTGCCCGATACGGGATAGTTTGCTTCAAGGAGCGTCAGCTCCTCATTAACCCTGATCTCGTTAGTGCTGCAATCGCGCGTGACAACACGAATGCAATCAAGTAGCTCGTCGAACACGGCGAACGGGCGGAATCCACCGGCCGCGGCCAGTGTATCCCGCACAATTACGTCAAGCGGTTCTGCTGGCATCATAATGTCCTGCTCCACACCCGCTGGCTATAGCGCTCGTCGCGATCGATCGGCGCTAAGCTTTGATCCCCACGATTCACGTCACCAATCGCAATCGTCGGAGCACGTCCTCGAACGAGAACCGCACGCTGCTCGCCTCCACGGTGTACCGCGGATACCGGCCGGGCGCGATGTCGATCTGATCGATGGTCACCGCCTGAATAATGAAGTCCCCCAGGATCCCGAGTGAGGGCAGATCGATATGGATCGTCTTGCCCGAGCGTGTCTTGCGATCGTGCGTGGCGTACCGAATGGTCGTGATCGGGCGGCTGAAGATGGCGAGGTCCGCATCTCCGACCGCCGCAGCCTCCGCGAGACCCAAGCGCCGATCCTGGATGACATGCTCGTAAATGCCGTCCCCGCCCTCGAGCGCCGCCACCGCCGCCTGCGCCGCGAGATCGTCGCGCTGCACCCAGATATTCACCGGATCGCCCGCGAGAATATCGTAGAGGATGGCCCCCGGCGGGCTCAGCGGAATGCCGGTGATCATGGGCGCCGCCACGACTTCGCTCCCGTAGCGGACCGTGGTCCCGAGCGACCCGTAGCCCGAGATGGGCACGCCGGTCAATGAGTCTGCCGTGAGGGCCGTATACCGAATCGCCAGCGCACCAATGAATGCCCAGCCACCCGCCGCTTGAAACGGTGCGGTCGACGTCACCAGAATCGACGGCGAGCCCGCCGCGACCTCCCCGCTTTGCGCGACAAGACCAGAGGTATCGCTGGTGGGCGCCGTCGCCCCGAGCGACGCATCCGCGGTCGTATCCGTGAACGTGGTGGTGGTGTTGTTGGCGATCGTCGTCAGGAGCTTGTACGTTGAGCCGTTGGCGACCGTGCGATAGACTTTTCGCCCGGTCGTGCCTGAGGGGCCGATCGGGATATTCGTCAGGTCCGTGGCGAGATACAGCGCTGTCGCCGTGCCGAGCTCCGTCGCCCCCAGTGAGGCGTCGGCCAGCGTATCAGTGTACGTGGTGGTCGTATTGTCGTTGATGTCTGCGACAACCTTGAACGTCGAGCCATTGGCGGCTGTGCGGTAAATGCGGCGCTTGGTGACGAACGGATCAGGCGAGATCGGAATGCTCGTGAGGCTCGCGGAGCGATAGATCGCTGTGCTCGTCGTTGGCGCATTCGCCCCAAGCGAGGCGTCATCGCCCACGCCGGCCGTCTCACTGTCATAGTAGTACGAGCCGTCATCAGACCAGAACCCTTCACTGGGTCCACCCATTCGCTTGTACGTCGCCCCGCTGGCGGCTGTGCGATAGAACCGTCGATTCCAGCCGGCCAGGGGCGTGGAATTGCCAGCCCGCGTGAGCTTTGCGGCGGCATTCCAGAAATTGGCCGCACTGCCCGCCAGGATGGTGTTCGACGCCGGACTGGGCAGCGTCTCTACCGTGCCGTTCGTAAAAGTGAACTTGTAACTATAGCTATCGGTACTATCGGAGGTCGATTCGCTCGCCGTGCCGATGGCGGTTGGCGCCGCGATGTCATCCATCGTCACGGATGCAGAGGCCGCACTCGCCAGCGTCTCGCCACCAGCCGTCACAAACGCCACTTTCCACTGATATACGCCGACGCTGAGATTTCCGCCGAAGGTCTTCGCCGCCGTCGGGGCACTCACGGGCGCCGGCACGGCCCCGCCGAGCACCACGCTCGTCACCGGGCCGGGCTTCGTCTCCCCAGAGCCCGTGGTGAACGTCGCCTCGTACCCGTACGTCCCCGTTGAAAGGCCGGTCGTGGCGCGCCGCGTGACGGTCGGCCCGTTGGTCGGCGTGACGGTCGTCCCGACGAGTGCCCCGGCGCCGCCCGCGGCCACGCCGGTATACGTGATGCGTTGCGGGCCAGAGACCACCACGCCGCCGGCTGGGTTGTACCAGGACACATCCCCGATTGGAATCTGCGGGATGGACGGTCCAACGGAGGCCGTCGCGTTCGCGCCACCGCCTTCGACATACGTCCGCGTCCGCCGCGGCGTGATGTCCTCCTCCCGCGTCACCGGCGGGTCCGCGAGCGGTGGGGTGGTCGCGTTCAGCGGATCCGGCGCACTTGCGGCGTCCGTCAGAAATAGACGTACGTCTTTGCTGTAATCCACGTCCGCGTACCCGCCGATCCGTGCCGCCAGCCGCGTCAGGCAGGTTAAGACCTCCTCGTCCGTGAAGTCGATCCCGCCGGTCACCGTCGGTAGGCCACCCGCAATTTGCCCGGCCGTGAAGCCGGACGTGTAGTTTGTCAGCAGATCAGACGCAATCGCCGTGGCGCCTTGCTGCCCGTACCGCTTCCGCACCTTGCGTCGATTGAGGCGGTGCGTGTAGTCCTGACAGGTCACGCGCCACGCCAGATTAGCGGCTTTCTCGCCTTCGTAGAACTGCTCGACACCCACGATGGTGCCGGCGAAAATCAGATTCCCGGCCGTGAGGGAGCCCAGCGCAATCTGCACGTCCTGTCCCACCGTCGGCGCGGTCGTATCCACGATGAAACGGCATGTATTCGGCGCGTCATTGAGGACGTCTTGGATGGTGAGGCCAGAGACGCGCGTGCGCGGCGTCAGACCACCGATCGTCATGACGAGGCCGGTCGCCCTCCCCGTCGTGAAGGACCAGATCGCCCCGGTCGTGCTCCCCACGGGATTGATGGCGACGATCTTCCAGTAGTAGGTGACCCCGTCGGCAACAGTGGGCGCGTAGGAGGCAGACGTCTGGCCGCTACTGACGAGCGGCGGCGCGGGATTCGTCCCGAAGTACACATCGTACGAGGACGCGCCGGCAGCGCTCCACGTCAGCGTGGGGGTAAAAACGCCGGTCGCGGCATTCGCCGGACTGATCGCTTGTGGTGTGGCCGGAGGAACCGCGAATGGAACGTAGGCGCCAGGATAGACGGACCCAAGCGTGGAAGCCCCTGGCATGGTCCCCTCGTGGTCGGTTTAACTCGGCGTCCCGCTGGTAGTTCCAGACGGGATTTTGCCGTCGGCCAGCAATCGCGCCATCACCCGCTGATGCAGCGATTGCGTCGTGAGGTTGGCGATGTTCAACTGCTGCATGAGCGTCGTCGCCTCTGGCCCGGTGTAATGCGCCACCACGAGCCGATCCCCAAAGGTCGTACCGCTCCAGTCCCGCAGTTGCACCGTGATATGCGCGTTGGCCCAATCGAACATCAGCACCGCAATGCGGAACACCGTGAGCGGAGGATCAATCGCCGTGGATAAGGTTACTTGTTCAGCCATTTACGTCGACGCCTCATACGCGATGGTCCCGAACAAATCAGTACCGCTAGCGAAGTCCGCTTGTGCGACCGCTGACACACTGACCGTAGAACTGGTTTTTTTCCACAAGGTGGCCGTCGTGGCACCCGGATCGACCACGCCCGCCAGCGTAATGAGCGAGGTGCCCATCGTGGCGTGATAGCCGAACGCCACGCCGCCGGTCCCGCCACTCGTGCTTCGGGACGTGAAGGGCAGGCCGGCGAACTGCACATTCCCCGTCAGCGTCCCCACGGTGGACACCGCGAGGTTGAAAGTACAGAACACGAACTTCCCGATCTTGATGTAGCGTCCCACTTGAGCCGAATAGGCTTGCCCTGACGCGCCGCCCGTCGCCGTGAGCGCTGGCGTCCACGCGCCCTCTTCGTAGTCGTCCAACGTGTTGGCATCGGTGGACGCGCTCTGCGCGGCTGGAAACTTGATTTGCCCGCCTGTCACGCTAGCCAGCCCCATCGTCAATTCATCGGTCGTCTTGTTGTACGTGAGGCCCGCATCGCCGCCGAAGGCACTGCTATCGTTGAACTGGACTTGCGTCGTGCTGCCGCCAGGGGCGCCCGCCGCCGCAATCACATCGTCCACAAATTTCTTGGTGATGGTCGCCGCGATGTAATCGCCCACGACAATCGTGCGCGCCGACGAGCTCTCCTGGGTCCGCGTGATCGTGAAGGTGTCTGTGGCGATCGTCGTGACGCGCACAATCTCCGCATTACTCGGATCGGGGATGGTTCCCGCCGGCCAGACGGTCGCATTGAACGGGGTGGCCGGAAAGCGGGTGCCGTGCCCAGCGGTGACGACGAGCGAGGTTCCAGACGTTGCGGGCGAAGGCGCCGTGGCGACCGCAGAGACCGAGAAATTCTTATACGCGTCCATGCGTCTCCTCGATCAATTCCTCGACCACTTCCGGCCACTATTCCGCATGTTGTTGCTATTGACGATCTCTGTCAGTACGCGTCCGTCAACCACCAATTGAATGATCTGTGTGGTCTTGCCGCCGCCTTGGCCATCCAGCGGTACGATCGCTTCCTTGCCGTGCAGGCGGACCAACTCGCCAGATCCGAAATCGCCCATACCACCTGAGGCAAATGAACGAATGCCGCTAATGCTGCCTTGCTGCACGAGCCCTGGCGCCGACCAGATATTTGGTGAGGGTGCCGGCGTGGGAACCGCCATATCGCTCGTCCACACACCCGTCCCGCTTGCTTTGATACTGGCGGCGAGTGCCGCGCCAGCTGCTGCGTAGGCCGCATCCTGTGCTGCCAGTGTCGCGAGCGAGGCCGCGTGCGCCGCTTCCTTGGCCTTCTGAAGCGCGGCATAGTCTTCCATTTCGCGCACGCCCATCTCGTTCTGAAACTTCCGGTAATCTGCGTCGAGTTTCTCTTGTTCCTTCAACTGTTTGGCGTGGTCCTCGATTTCTCGCAGGCCGATCTCATTCTTGAACGCGCGATAGTCTCGGTCGGCCTTCTCCTGGACTTTCGCGGCCTTCTCGATCTCCGCCGCGGCCTCGCGCGCCGCCTTGCCGGTGACGCCTAAGGCGGCGGCGTGCTCGCCCTGCGCCGCGGCGGCGTTCTTCGTCGTCGCCGCGCTGGCCGCCGTCTTCTGGTTCATGTCGTCAAGTAATGTCGCGAGATGTTGCGTGCTCGATCCGAGGGCAAGATTCGAGGCCGCAAAGTCCTGCACGACCGCCGTGAAAATGGCCCACTTACTGACGCCCCTGCCGACTGCCTCGGCCAACACGTTGAACCCTTCGGCCACTGGCCCGATGAGATTGGCCGCGATGGCGGTGAAACTGCGTTCCATGCGCTTGATCGATTCGTCGTACTTGTCGAGTGCGTCGATGGCCTCCTTGCTCATGTAGTTACTGAGCTTCCGCGTCTCCTCGAGCGCCCCCTCAATGCCCTCGGAGGCCCCGGCCATCGCCATCCCCAGCCGCGATCCGAACAAGTCCGAGGCCGTGGTATCACGGAGCGATCCCTGAAGCTTCGCCAAGCCGTTCTCCATCTTAAGGAACAGCTCTTGTCCGTTCAGCCCCTGCACGTCTTTCAGCTTCATGCCCATCGTGGCGAGCGCATCGACGATGGACTGATCACCGCCCGCGATCTTGCGACTCAGGGCAAAGATGCCGCGCGCCAGCGTATCGGCGTCCACGCCGAATTCACTCATGGCCCCGGCGAGTAACTGGATCTCTTCGACGCTGATGTGCGTCTGCTGACCCAGATCCTTGAGGGCCGACGCCTGCTCCAGCACCGATCCGACGAAGTTGATCGCCGCGCGTGCGGTAAACATCGCCGCGAACCCCACGGCGAGATTCTTCACCGTGCCAATCAGCGCGTTGTGTGCGGTGTCGACGTGCTTGGTTTCATCCGCAATGCGTTGCAGCCCGGGCGGGACATCGACGCCCATCGCGCGCATCTTGTTCGCGGCTTCGTTCGCCGTGATCCCGACACGCGCGAGTTCGGCTTCGGTGAGTTTGGACGTCCCCCCGATCCGGTCAATGGCCTCCACCATCAATGTGGCATCCTGAATGACCTTGCGCCCGGAGAAGGAATCGACCATGCGGTTCAGGCGGTCGCCCGCCTTATCTGCGCCGGCCGCCATGTCGGTGAGATACTTTTCAGCCTTCACGACCGCGTCATAGAACGGCGCGAAATCCGCCTTGAATGTGGCTTTTAGGTCCGACATCTATTCGTCTGCCGGTGTCTCGGTCAGCATGTCCCAGAGCAAGTCATAGTCGTCCACGTCTAGTTCACGGACCCACTGGACGGGACAGCCGCATCGGATGGCGATGGCGAGGTCGCGACGACGACCGGCGACCCACCAGTCAGTTTTTTTTCCTCCGCTCGCTCCGCCAGCATCGCGGCTTCATGCGCCTGGATCGCCTTGAGGATCTCCGTGAACGATTCCTGACCGAGCATGTTCAGCGCGGCCAAGACGGTCTCGAGCGGCTGGTCCCGAATCACCACCAGGCGTCCGTCCTCATCGGTGAGCGACCAATCGAGCAGATACGCCGCGATCAGCGCAATCCCGGTCTCCAGCGGGTTGACCTTCAGCGAGCCATCCGCGCCGGCCAGGTACATGCGCGCGTACATCGCCCGCTGCTCACCAGACGTCAGGCGACGCTTGACCGTGAGCGTGTCCCCTTGGGAAATCTTCAGGGTGGTGGTATCGGGACGCACAAACCGGCTGGCCATTCAGGTCTCCTTCGGGCCCAGCACCGCCGCCAGCGATGCGCCCGTAATCTGCAGCTCTCGAATCGGCCACCGCCACGCACCGCCCGCGTGACTGGCCACGAACACCAACGGCTGCTGCGAGAGCCGAAAGGGGTCGGGATGATCGAGGGTGCCGATCAAGGTCGACACCCCCGCATCGTGCACGATAGTCCACCCTGTGACGGCCGACGCGACGTGGTAGGCCCATCGGACCTCGCCCACCACGCCGCGCACCGTCACAGCCATACGTTACTTAAGGCTTCCGGCCCCATGCACCGTTCGAGACAAAATTCCCGGACAACGTGTTCGCGCCGCCAACCGGCACCGCGATCGACGCATCCAACCACGCCGGGCCGTACCAGTACATAGTCGGCGCACTCGACGCGGGGTACAGATAGAGCCGGCACCCATCGGCGGAGTCCGCCGCCGTGAACAGGCTGAGGCCCGTGTCATCAAGAAAGCCGGTGACCGTGCCTTTGACATCCTTCAGCCCTTGGACGTATGTCTTGTTGGGATCGCCGAACGCGGTGACTTCGACCTTGTCCGTTGAGAGATCCAATGTCCATCCTGAGAGCGCGACGGTGGACGTGGCCGCCCCAGCGCCCGTTGTGCTCATGTAGACCACCCCCGATTTCCCATGGTAGCGAGCCATTGATGTCTCCCTGCTCCGTTACGCAGCCCGTCGCTGCAAGAGCGTCTGTATGTCACCAATGACTTGAGTCGAACGCTCGACCCAGGACGACTCGGCCACACAGGCCGGCAGATCACGTGCGATATGCGCGCGCCCGACAGGATTCGCCAACCACGATCGCAGCAATGACGCGGCGTCCGCGGGCGTGTCGAAGGTCGGCACGAGGTCGCCGAAGATTTCGCCCACTTCCGCGCGGGCCGTCGAGAGATGGAACGCGCCGCAGGCCGCCAGTTCATACGCCCGCGGGTTCAACGATTCCGCGTAGGCGATCGTCGGTGCCTGCCGTCCCCATCCCTTCGACGTGCGATACAGGTTGAGCCCGATCTTCGCGCGCCGATAGAGGGCTGCCGTCACGGCGTTATCGACTTGCGCTCCGCGTACACAACGGCGGAGCGGATGCCGTGAGCCGAGCGCCTCCCATGATCCGTACAGGCCCAGATCGATCCCGCTCCAATCAATCGCGGACAGCCACTCGACCCGCTCACGGAAGGCGGACCCGACGAACACGACATCATGCGCCGCGACGGCCATGTCACCGGGTTGCGGGCCACGCCGATGCCGTTCGGGATGCCAGCCATGGGGCAGATACCCGCTGTGCGGGTTCACCTGACGGAACGCCTCGACGGCGGAGCGCTCGTTCGTCCAGCAGCCATCCACCAGCGCTGCCACCGCCAATTCCTTTTCTAGATCGTACGGGGATTCGGTGAACGCGACCACCACGCGGAGCCCGGCGCGCTTCATTAACACGATGACATCCGGATGCAGAAACATCGCGCTGACGGCGAGAACGACATCGACGTTGTGACGGAGCGCCATCTCCAACGCGCCGATCCCGGCCTGATAGAACACATCGGCCACAGTCGGCTTTGCAATCGCTGGGTTGCGTTTCTTCGTGCGGCGCCAGTTGTAATGCAACCACCGCTGCGAGCGATCGATCCGCTGATCGAGCATGTACCGCACGATACGAACACCGTGTTGCTCCAGCCCATAGCGCAAGCCGGCCGCGACATCCGCCGTCGCCCATGATGCGCCCGGGTCAATGAAGAGAACCGTCACACTGGCTTCCTCGCCGAGCATAGATAGCCGGTGGTCGCCTGGGTTTGGCTGGCAAACCCGAAACACTCAAAGCGCCGCATGAAGTCGTAGGCCGCTGCACCTTCGTCCGTCCACGCGCACGGCACAATCGTCACGTCGACGAACGCCTGGAGGAGGAGCTCCCAACCATGCCGCGTGAATCGCCAGTAATCGCGGTACTCACCCTCGATGCCGTGCTCTGGCCAGATGTAGGGCGACGTCACGAGGAGCAATCCGCCAGGCTTCAGCACGCGCCGTACTTCGTCCACCGCCGCGCGCGGATCCGTGCAGTGCTCCAAGACTTCCGTCAGCAGCACGCCATCGAAGACGTCGTCCGGAAACGGCAGCGCCAGCAGATCGCCGCGGACGTCTTCGCCATGCTCGCCGAATGTGACATAGCCATCCCCCAACCACCGGCGCGGGATATAGACGCCGACGTCGAGGATGTCGCGCCCAAGCGCCGCGCGGTTCGACCAGATCCAGTGTTCGAGCTGCAGGCGATGAAAGTCGGGCGCGGGGAATTCATGCAGGCCCGGCGTCTGCTGCGACCAGCGCAGCAACAGCGCGGCATCGACCGACTGACTGAGCCCGTAGAGCAACACGTCGCGACTCATAGACTCGCCATCACCCTGTAGTGCCCGAGGCGCCTAAACCAGAGGATCGAGGTGTCACTCTCGTCACGCTCGGTCTTGCGATCGCGCGCTTCTCGATAGCACGTCATTAGCGTGTATCCAGGGATCGAAAACGAGGCGCCTTCAAGCAACGCGTCGACGCGCGCGAACGCCGCCTTTGGATTCCCATTCGCTGTGGATAACATCCGCACTTCAACGGCGTACAGGTTGTCTTCGTACGAACGTCCGCCAAACTGCTGCACGTCCTGTTCGTCCACGAAACTGACCACGACAAACCGCGTCGCATCTGGCGGGGCCTGATCCCAATACACCCCATTCGGCACTAAGGCCAGTAACGTGGCGTCGGCGCCAAGCCGCGCGATCACCGCATTGTCGATGTCGCTGCTGTCGGCCATTTACGGATTTCCACTCACGACGAGGCCCTTGCGCTCCAGGAGATCCCGCAACTTGTCGTACATCTTGCGGCGGGCCGCGATCATCGTCTTAACAAATACATGCGTCGGTGGCGTGTTTCCCCACATGATCCCGGTGCTTTTCCCGCCCGCCCAATGCCGCGCCTGAGACCCGTTGTCGAACAGCCACGCGATCGGATCGTTGGCTTTCACCACAACCGCCGCCGCAAACTGCCCCGCCTGACGCTGCTCGACGGTCACCGACTCCTGCAAGTGGCCTGTTACACGATGCGCGCCATAGACTGTGCGTATCGCGACAGCGGCCCCATTCCCAGCGCCTTCGACTTCACGCGAAGCTTCGACCGTCAGTTCCGCCGGCAGGGCGCGGAGTGCCGCCTTCAACTCGTCCAGCCCGTCAAAGACGATCCTGTTGTTGCTCATATCGACTGGCCCCGCAGCAACCGCACCACGATGATGATGACGACCACCACCAGTAGGACATGGATGGCATTGCCACCGACCGGGAACGCGAACGCGCCCAGCAGCCACAGGATCAGGAGGATGACGATAATCAGGATCAGCGGATCGCCCATGACTACACCACCTCCACGCACACCAGTACGAGATCGACGTCCCGCTCGTCAGGATTCGCTACGCCCGTGACACTCAACGTCCGCCCCTTGAACAGCACCCGCGTTGCTGTCGTCACACCCGCCTGATAATCCAGCGTGACAATGTGCGAGGCTGTCGAGAGCACCGTCCCAGCGATCGTGCGCTCCAGATCCCGCGCCGTCGCCGGCTTGACTTCCGCATACCGCGATCCCAATGAGGCCCACGTTTGCGTGTATCCGCCGTCCCCGTCTGGCACGCTCGGCCCAGGATTTTCCAGCGTCACCAAATGCCGCTTCTGTCCTCGCGTCGCCATCATGCCAACGCCGGATCCCGCTGCCGCCTCAGTAGCCGTTCAATCGCCAGCCAACACGCTTCATCGGCCTTCTCGTCGTCGCCGCGCTGCTCGTACAGCCTCGTCAACATCAACAAGACCGCTGCCTGCACCTGCCCAGGCACCGTCGCGTCGGTCCATGTCGGACTACTGACCGTGCCAGCGGCAGACGACTGCCCCACCGTGACATTGACCGGCACGGTAAACATGGTCGGCCCTGTAACCGTGATCACCTGTGCTCCGTTCACCGTCGGCGTGGTCGTCGTCCCGGCGATGGTGGACGTCGCCCCACTCGTCAGGCTATGCGGCACCGACGTGGTAATAACCGTGGGATTGGCCACGGAGATCGACGCAATCGCCGTCAGCCGCACCTTCAGGTAATCGAGGATGATCGCGCTCGCCTGCTCGACCTTGACATTGATGTCCCAGTCGTGATCGTCGTCTGGCACCCGAAGGTGGATTTTTGCCAACTCGAGGGACACCAGCGCCGCCATTACGCACCCACCTTCACGACCGGCACAAGGTCACGGCCATTTAAGCCGTCCTTGCCGTCACGCCCGCGCTTCACGGCCAGCGTCCACGCCTTTGATCCATCCCCCGGCTTCGCCGTCGTCGGCATGGTGCAGTGCCATTCCGATCCCGCCCAGGTCACGCGGTCGCAGGACTCGTACCCCTTACCATCGATGTGCACGCCGCGATAGATCGGCATCGGGAAGCGCAAGACGCCCCCCTCAATCGGATCGCCGTTCTTGAAGCACAGCGTGACCGTCCGCTCACCGTCGAACAGGACCTTGATGTTCTCCAGCGTGCCGTCCCGACCGTTCAGCCCGTCCGCGCCGCGCGCGCCATCAAGCCCCTTCTCGCCTGGGACGCCTGGTACCCCTGGCAACCCATCGCGCCCGTCACGCCCTAGCGCCCCCTCTGGGCCACGCTCCCCGGCAGGGCCTGCCTGACCATCCGCCCCGCGCTCACCGGCCGGCCCGGGCGCTCCTGCGGCGCCTGGCGGCCCCTGTGCGCCGTCCAAGCCCTTCTCGCCGGCCGGTCCAGGCGCTCCGTCACGGCCAGGGATTAGCGCCTTGGTCTCGAGCGCCGCCGTGAACCGCGCCTCGGTCTGCGCAATGGCCGCCGCGATGGCGTCGCGGATCACAGGCGCGATACCGCGGACCACAGCCGTCAGATCGGCCTCAGTCATGCGGCCAGCAGCTCCAGTTCTTTGCGGAGGAGCGCATCGAGGCTCGCCGCCATCTGATCGGGCGCGAGGTCATCCGGCTCTGATGCCGGCGGGAGTGCGGCTGGTGCCGGCGGTGGTTGTTCCGCGGCGCGAATCTTGGCCTCGTCAATCGCAGCCAATGCTTCCAGGGAATGATTCTGCTCTTGCATGTAGACGACGTCGCCGCCCTCCACGCCAGGCAAACCTTGGTACCTCTTGCGGACTTCGTTGACGGTCATGCCGCTGCGGATCCCCTCGCCTGCGGCTTTCGCCCGTGTGCCCGTGTCCATCCAAATCAGATCGTTGATGTCGAATTCGGTGCCGTACGGTTTCGGCAGTTCCAGCCCTTCGTCCAGACACGTCTCGAGCGCCGTCAAGAGGCTCTGAATGCACTGGGAGTAGTACTGCTGGATCAACGGCTCGATGTTGGCGTACGGCGGCGGAGGCCCGACCCCGATCATGTAGGGTGGTACATGGAAACAGGAGCACACAGTCTCCGCCGTCCACTTCAACTGTTCGATCAGCTGGGAATCAACCGCAGACATCGACAGCTGTTCGTACTTCAGCCCGTCGCCCACGACCACGACTTTACCGACGTTGTCGCCGGTGAAGTTCATGTTGAAGTAGTCGGCCAGCCGTGTCGCGGTCTCATTCGCGATAGCCCCTGGCGCCGAGAGAATCCCGCTCGGATTCGATCCGACACTAAAAAACTTCTGGCTGTTGTTCTGAATCGCCAGCCCTTGCAGCGCCGCGGTACCACAGGCGTAAATCGGCGTCACCCCGATCAGCGGGTGATAGAGCGCGCACATGATGTCGTGGATGATCTCGCGCGCTGGGACGACGATCCGTTCTTCGCGCAGTTCCGAGAGATCATCGCGGCGAATCTCGTAGTACACGGCGCCGTCTGGTGTCACCAGCGGGGTCACGCGCGTCGAATCGAGCACATACATGGCCGTCACCACGCCACGCTGATCCCGCTGCTTCAGGACATAGGTGTTGCCGCGCGCGAGCTTCGAGACGATCCATTGCTCGATGAACTTCACAATGGTCTGGTAGCGATTCGGCTTGCGCAGCACCGGCGAAAAGGCTGGCGATTCCGTCTCGGTCCAGATGCCGTCCTCGTCCTCTTCCACCAGCCGTAGACACAGTTTCGCGATGTCCCCGGCTATGAGCGAGACGCACGCATAGACGGCGGAATACGTGAGGACGTCTTGCGCGCGAATTTCAATATTTCTCTGCCAGCTTCCAGTAAATGATTCCCTGATAATCGGCCACCACCCGCCAGTGCTTGGACTTAATGGCCGAAGACTCAGCGACTTCGTTCGCAGCTCTATGTGGCGCCCGAAGAGCTGGAGTGATATATTCACACCGCCCCCACATGACGCCAGACGAACTTAAACGGCGGAGGCACGCCTATCACTTGAAGTGGCGAGCAAAGCATCACGCCGCCCTGCTGATCAAGGAGAAGGCATGGCGCGAGGCAAGACGCGACGCACTTCGTGCACAGTCGAAGGCGTGGCGTCTCGCCCATCTGGACAAGTCCATTGCGCAAGGACGATCGGCATATGCCGCCAAACGCGATGAACTGGTAGCGAAGAAGCGAGCCTATAACGCTGCGCGCCGAGACGAGATCAACGCGAAATGCCGAGCGTATGAGGCTCTGCACCGTGACAAAAAACTCGCTCGTGGCCGTGCCTATAGAGAGGCGCATCGCGAGACATTGCGCGCGAAGGGACGCGAGTACTCCAAGGCAAATCGCAGCATAGTTGCCGCAGGAGCCATGAGACGCCATGCGGCACGACGACAGGCTGTGCCGACGTGGGCCGACCACCAAGCAATACGGGCGTTCTACCGAGAAGCCGCTCGCTTGACGTACGACACGGGCATCAAGCACAACGTTGATCACGTCATCCCGCTGCGCGGCCGAACAGTCTGCGGACTCCACGTTGCGGCAAACCTCCGCGTCATCACGCAAAGCGAGAATTGCCGTAAGTCCAACAAGTTCCCCGCGAGCCTCGCGTCTTAGCATCCGCCTACTTCTTCGGCTTTGCGTGGGGGACGTCGTCCGTCGTCATCGGCGGGACGGCGGTTCCCTTCGCCGCGGCTACCTTGTGGGCTGCAGCCGCATCATCCGCGCGTACCGCTTTGCCCTGCGTCACGACAGTGTCCGCGAATGCCTCGTCAATGTCGTACGTGTCCCCAATCTCATACGCCTTGCCAAAGGCGGTATGCGCCTGGAGGGCGGTCACCTTGACGGTCTTCGATTTTTCGTCAGCCATGCGCGCTCCTTATTGTCGTTGTTGGAACCACAACCGTACCGTGCCGCCTTTCGAGACGCCCGCATTCGAGACGACGAGATCGAGCGTGGTCGTCGCGTCATAAAGGATGGGCGCGGTCGGCACGATGATCGTGGATACGGTCGCGCTGAGATTCGCGCCCGTCCCCGCCAGAAAATCCACGCCGTTGGCATCATTCAGGACGATGTCGTACAACGCCGACGGCGCCGTCCCGCCGCCGTCGGGAATGAACTTGATCTGGACTAAGAAGCCAACCACCGGCGTAATGGCGTTCCCGCTCACGTTGCCAGAGGCATCAGACACCCACGCCAGGCTGTATTTCGTGCAGCGAATATCCGAGAGCGTGGTCGTCGTCACCGTGACGGTCCCGACGGCCTGCGGACTGGCCTGCAGCAATAGCGCGAGGACGACACCAACGAACACTGCCATCCGAAGACGCCGCGTCATACGCACTCCTTCTTCGTGCCGTAGATCAACTGGATGCCGTGTCGATCCGCTGGGGTGGATTGATACCGCGTCAGCGAGAGCCGGTGCTCGCGCTCGAACTGATCCCACGCCTGCTTCACGCCCGGGTACATGTCGCTGCCATAGTCATCGCCCAGAATCAGCCCGCCCGGGCGCACATATGGCACCCACGCGCGCAGATCGGCGAGTACGCCCTCATATGAGTGATCGGCGTCGACATAGAGGTAATCGATCGGCTGTGTCCAGTAGATCGCCGCGTCGACCGTATCCGACACGATCAGCCGCACGTTCGTATTGACTTCCGCCTGGATCAGATTGCGCGCACAGTTCGCGAGCATCCACGGCATCGTGACATTCGTCATTGCGGACAGGCGCGTCTCGGCGTTTACGTTGCCGCGCCAGTTGTCGACGCATGTCAGCGCGCCGCCCCACCGCCGGATAGCGCGGGCCACCGGAATCGCCGACGCGCCCTGCCACGTCCCGAGCTCGACGCAGACCACCGGGCGATACCGTTCGACCAGCGCAAGAATCTGACTGCCGTGGTTGAACCAGCCTTGCGTCAGGGGATCGGCGGCGATCGCGGTGTCAGGCATGGACCCTCGTGTACCCGCGCGCGAGCAAATCCTCGATCAGCGCCGCCTGTGCAACCGCATAGAACTTGGCCGTTCCGCTGAATCCCGAGTCCTGCGGCGGCTTCAGTTCTACGATCTCGTCGTCAGGCGGAGACGCCTTCGGCTTGGATGGTTCGGTACGCATGCTGGCCAATGTGTTCAATCTCCTTCGAGAGATCGTGATCGATGTAAATCTCGTAGCCGGCCGCACGGAGACCCCGGCAGAACATCACGTCTTCCCCGATGTCGCCGCCCCACTCGTTGAGCCCGTGCCGGAACCACGGCCGACCGAGGCCCGTCACGACGTCCGTCTGCATCAACATGGCGCCCATGCCGACATACTCGACAGCTTCCAGCCCAGTGGATCGCTCCGTCGTCTCCACCCGCGTGTCGCCCCGGAAGGCCGTGAATAGCCCGGAGGCTTGCCGCACGCGGTAGTTGCACGCCACGATCGGTTGCTCGTGCATCGCTAATAGGACAGCCAACTCCCGCGGCACGCGCATGTCCGTATCGAGCCAGAGAATGTGCGTGGCGCCTTGCTTGATCGACGCCTCGAGGAACCATTCCCGGCCGACGTGGATGTACGTGGACGCCACGAAATCGAACGTGACGTCCTTTCCCCACGGCCCCATCTCGCGGGTGTACGCGAACAGGTGCGCCGCTGAGACGGCGAAGGCGGCCGGCACGCCATCGCGTGTCGGCCCCCCAATCGCGAGCCGCATCCTAGGTGCCGATGTACGCGGCGGCGGTGATGTAGCGCACAGCCGCGGTTCTGGCACGAATCCACGTGATCATTCGCTCGGCCTTGAGCCCGATCAAATTCCGTTGCCACAGCGACAGATAGACGGTCGTCGCGTCCACGGTGTCGGTCGGCGCCGAATCCATCTGTACGCTCGCTTCGCGCGACACGTCAATCCGTACGCCGCCTTCATCGGCGAACAGAATCGACGGGGCGTGGACGAGGATCACGCGAGTCGAGACGTTGTTGCTGACAATGACCGGCATCCCGAACAGGGTTCCACCCTGCGCCGTCATCCCCGGGAAGAGCGGCTGTCCAAGCGCGTTCATCGAGATCGAGAGCCCGAACGCGTTGGAGTCGTTCATCAGCCAGACACTGCCGTCGAGGGGAATGTTGGCCGCCGTAAAGACCGCGATGGACGCCGCCAAATCCGCCTTGGCGGCCGCCGCCGTCACGCCACTGGCCGCCGCGGTCGAGGCGCCGTTCGTGATCGAGGCCGGCGACACGTTCGCGGCCACCGCCACCGCGGGATCGTTGAACTGCACGTCCAGGAAGGCGCCCATGCCGGCGATCATTTCCTCCCGCACGAGGTTTTCCGCCGACGGGGACGACAGAGTCGCCAATTCTTCCGAGATCACGATGATGCCCGCCGCCTTCGCGAACGGGACGGTCACCGTCGCATAGTCGGCCTTCGTCACCGGCTTCGGTTTGTTCTGGCCGACCCAGCCGTACGTCCCGCCCGTGGTCTGCGTCGGCACGGAGACGTTGAACGGCACCTGGCGGAGTCCGGGAATGCGCCCGAGCAGCGTGCGCGGGCGAAGCAGCTCGAGGAATTCGTTCAGCGGCTGCGTCACGACGAGCGGTCCCGCCCACGTGGCGTCCGTGGTCGTGCCGGCCGCAACGGCGGCCTTGGTCCGCCACATGTGCTGCACCATCTCTTCGACTTCGGGCGTGGAATCCTTCCACTGCTTTGCGAACTGCAGCGTCTGGTACGAGTCCCCATGGCCCGCGGCCATCGCCATGCACATCCGCGCGAAGGCCGTCCCCTTCGGGACGTTGGCCTTGACGGTGATCACCGGATGCGACACGGCCCCGCGCAAATCGCTGGCCGCGAGGCCGGTGGCGGTGTTCGTGATCGGCGTGGCCTTGGTCACGCTCATGCGTTCCATGTCGCGGAGGTCCACGAGCTCGGCGTCGATGGCCTTGAGTCCGAGCTTCAGCGTGTCGAATTCTTCGCGCTGGGCGGCGTCCTTCGTGTTGCCCTCCGCCGTCGCAGCGTTTTGGATTTCCGTCATGCGCGCGAAATCGGCCGCGCGCTTGTTTTCGAGGCCGGTGATCTGTTCCTGAATCGTCATGGTGCGGGGCGCGTCCTTACGCGCGCGGACAACGGGAAGTGAGCCCGTAGCGCCGGGCGAATGAAGGCCGGACGCGGCCAAATCGTTCGATTTGATGCTGGTGATCGTGGCTTCCGCATTCATCGGAAGCGTGACGGCGGACAACTCACCCCAGATCCACTTCAGGACACGCGTGAACCGCGTGCCCTTGATGGGCTCCGAGGCCAACTCTTTCCAGCCGATGCTGAGACCCCGCACGAGCGGAGGGGTCGCCGTGAAGGCGGACCACGCTTCGTCGACGAGAGTCTTCAAACGCCCTGGCTTGGTGACCGTCGAGACGCGGGCCTTGATGTAGATGCCGTCAGGCCGCACATCCGCCGCGAACACTTCCCCGATGGGGTCCATGGCGTTGTGAAACCAGAGGAAGGGGATGGGGAGGACGTATTGCGCACCAGCCGGATCCATTGCATCGCCGCCGCGATCGACGGCAGGCGTCGACGCAACGCCTTCGATGATGCGCTGCTCCGCGTCGATCGCTTTGATTTCGAACGTCGAATAGGCGCGGTCCACGGCGCCTCTAGCCTGAGAGGCTTGGGGCGGGATGCCTAGTTTGGGTTTCTAAACTCCGCGCTCGTCCGTGAGGAGGCGTTTCAGTCCACGCCGGATGACGTCCTGAATGGACTCCCGGTGGACTTTGGCGAGCCGTTCCGCACGGTCAAAGTCCATCGCCGCGAGCTTCAGATGCACGGCGGCCGAAGGGGCCTGCGCGTTGGCGTCGAGCGGGGGACGGCCTGGGGGTCGCTTCATCGTGTTCGCAACCCCCGCAGGAGCGCCAGTAGGAGCCGCCACCGAACGTACGCGACAGCCACAATCACAAGTGCCACGAGGATGCGGAGTTCCGCAGCCACGTACCAACACACCGCTCGCGCTATTGCGATCGATCTCATCGACTGACCTGATACACCGTGTGCGTCGGGACTCTGAGCGGCTTGTCGGCTGGACCCTTGACGAAGGGCAGGATGTAGATCAGCTTGCGTTCGTCTTTGTATGGTTGATTCCGCCAATGCCCATTCACAATCCACCGACAGGACCAATCCACAGGCTCGCCCTCACTGGTTGTGGGCAGACGCGGCGGTGTTTCCGCCCGACGAAGTTGAATGACCTTGACCTCTGATGCGACCGGTACGTCGTGCTCACGCGCCAGCTGTTTGCGGCGGTGCCGCTCGATATGGCCACTCGTCCATGTCACTATCCGCTGCCGGAGCCACGCACGGGCGGCGACGTAGAAGGCGCATGGATCGCGCATACCTTCTGAGTGAACCACCGTCTCGGTGATCGCTCCATCAGCGCCGACACCAGCAACGCGCCGCTCGAGCTGACTCTCGCGAGCCACCATGTCCCCAATGGACTCGTCATGTCGCCAAAGCAAATCCGCCAGAAATAACGGCGTGGGACGGCCGTCGAGTTTATCCACACCGAAGACATGGCCCCACAAGCCTTCCTCCTCGACGTGCCACAACAACGCCTGCATCCCTTCGTGTGGCGGCTGATCGAACCACCACCATTGAGCAGTTCCCTGTACTACGCTCGCGTCGTACCGCGAATCACTGGGAATCGTCTTAGCCGCGAACGAGACCGCGCTTGAGGTATCGCCGCTCCAGGCGTACGGCTCAGCGTGTTTTAGCGCACGGATCAACCGCTGGATCGGCGTGCGGTAGTCTCCTCGTTGGGCTTCGTTTCTGTCGATACGACCCAGCCCTCGGTTAGCTTCCGTCAATGCTGCGAACTGCATCTCCAACGCCGTCATCCACGGTCGATCAGTCATGCCGCCCGCCTCCGAAAGGCGTACACCTTGTCTCGACGCTTCCGCTGCGTCAGATAGCGATCCCGACACCCGCGCATCGCGATCCGGTGCCGCGCCCCCTCGTGCCGCACCCGAAACTCCACGCGATGCACCAAGCCGCAATCACAGCAGGCCAGAAAGGTGCGCTTCCGTCCATGCCCGGTCGTGAACCATTCTCCAGAGGCCATCGTGCGGAAGGTCACCGCGCACCGCCGAGCACGATCATCTGATAGCCCGGCTCCCGCACGTTTAACACGCCAGCCGCAATCGCATCGGTCCGCGCTTCCCAGCTCAGAACTGCGGCCATGGCACCGTCGATCTTGTGCGGTGAATCTGGCCGGTCCTTCCGAATCAGCCAGAGTGCACGCCCGTCCTCGTCCCGCTGCGGCAGTTCGTGCTTTCGGGAGTTCCCAATGTGCCGTGTAAGTCGCTTATCGCCATCGTGGCTAATGAGCCCTTCCTTGATGGCCGTATCGAAACTCTCGAGCGCCGCCGTCATCGGCTTCCGCCGGTTCGTCCACCACTCGATGACGTGCTCTTTGCCAAGGTCCGGATCGCCCGCCCACTGCGCAAGCCACGCCTGCCAGTATGGGGGGTCTGCGTAGAGCCGCCAGACGTTGTATTCCGCAAAGAGCGCGCGCACGGCGGCGTCCACCTCAAGGACTGGCACCTGCCACGGGGGATCTCGCTTCTCGCCGCCTAGCGGGCATTCCCAGAGGCCGGCGACCCACTGATACCCCGTCTCGATATGCGTGGCGATGAGCGCCGCCGAGTCATGGAACTGTGCGCCGTCGAACCCCAGCGTGATGGCGTCACCTGGCACGACTGGATTGTCTGGTTCGGCGAGCACCTTCCATCGATC